TCGGAGCGCCGTAGTGGACTACCAAACCCTTTTTAACATCATCCTCGGCGTGGTGATGGCAATTATTGGATGGTTTGGCCGTTCCGTGTGGGAGGCCAGTATTGAACTCCGCGCTGACCTTTCGCGTTTGCGCGAGGACATCCCCCGCACTTACATTTCGCGCGAAGATTACCGCGCTGACATCCGCGACGTGAAAGATATGCTGACCCGCATCTTTGACAAGTTAGACTCCAAGGTAGACAAATGACGTTTGAAGACGCATTCAAAGTACTCATCGGGCACGAAGGCGGCTACGTCAACGACCCGAAAGACCCCGGCGGCGAGACAAAGTACGGCATATCCAAGCGCGCCTATCCGGGTGAGGACATCGCCAATCTGACGCTGCCGCGCGCCCAAGCCATCTACCACCGCGACTTTTGGGACGTCGTCCACGCCGATGAACTGCCGAAACACGTTCGCTTTGCTGTGTTCGACGCGGCGGTCAATAGCGGTGTCCGGCAAGCTGTCAAATGGCTCCAGCGCGCGGTGGGCGTCGCGGACGATGGTGTCATCGGCCACAAGACCTTAAGCGCGGTGGTGGCAATGGAGCCGTACAAATTGGCCGCAGTATTCAACGGCCAGCGCCTCAAATTCATGACCGAGCTAGAGACGTTTGGCCGGTTTGGCAAAGGCTGGTCCCGGCGCATTGCCGAGAACCTCATCAACCTACCGTAGGGGGCGCCATGCAGTACTTCATCGACCGGGCTAAAGAGCCTAGCACCTGGCGCGGGCTGGCGCTGTTCGCTGGCGCCGTTGGCCTGCACATCTCGCCCGAGGCGCTCCCCGCTATCGGGAGCGCCGTCGCTGCGCTTATTTCGGCAATTGAGGTACTGCGGAAAGGCTAATCAGCCGGTCGAGGTACCAGCGGGCCTTCCGCAAGTCCTCGACCCCGCCCTTGCGCTTCCAGCGCCACAGGTACTTGATAGCGTTGGCGGTGCAGACTGCCTCGATGCCTTCCAGACCGACGGTGGCCGCCGCCAGCGCGTCGATACACTCGACGCCGCCGGCGGTGTAGTGTGCTGGATGGTTGACCGTATCGCTCACGCCAGCATCGCTTTGCGCTCGCGTTCCATCCGCACCGTGCAGTAGCGCTGGTGCAGGCGCAGCATGATGGTCAGGCGCCGAGCCCCGGCGCACTCCTCATCCAGCATCTGTTTCACTTCGTCTTCGGTCATCGTCGGCAAGTTCGCCAACAGTTCGCGCCACGTCATCATTTAAGTGCCTCCTGGGCAATGTCCGACACGCTGCGCTTATTGGCTAGCGCAGCCCAGATTTTCTCGTCTATCGTCTGCTCCGCCAGAAAGACATAGCACCATACAGCGTGCTTTTGTCCGCTGCGATGCAGCCTGCCGATGGTCTGCTCATAGAGTTCCAGCGACCAAGGCAGCGACAGAAAAACCATCTTGCACCCGCCGTGCTGCAAGTTAAGGCCATGTCCGGCTGACCGGGGGTGCAGCAGGAGGATTTCGACTTTACCAGCGTTCCAGCGCTCGATAGCACGGTCATCCTCCAGCGTCGCGGCGCGAGCGCCGTAGCGGGCCTTAAGGGTGGCAAGTTCAGCCTGATAGTTGTAAACGATTATTGTATTCGCATACTGATTTTCTTCAAGCAGCTCATCCAGCCGGGTCAGCTTATGGTTGCTAAACCACTCGGTGCCGGTGTCGCCATAGACGAACCCCGACGCCATCTGTTGCAGCTTGCCGGTCACGGTCGCGGCGTTAATCGCCAGCGCGCGGCTGTCGGGGAAAATGGCAACGAAGTTCTTCTTCATCGCATCGTAGGGCGCGCGGTCGAATAGCTGGGTGACGACCGGGACCGTGTGCAGCGGCGGCAGCGTGTCGCTGTAGTCGCCGGGGTCCAGTAGGAAGGTAGCCGGCTTGATGCGGGCCATGACCATCTCAAGCGACCCCGGCACCGGCGTCCACTCCTGATGCTCGCGGTTGACGCAGTAGAAGTACTGCTGGAGGAACGCGCCCTTGGACCGGCCCAGCAAATTCTTATCGACTATCTTGCACTGGCCGAACACGTCTTCCAGCCCGTTGCTGGTGAATGAGCCGGTCAAGCCCCAGCGTATCTTCATTGGCTCGATGACCTTTTCCAGCGCTTTGAACCTAGCGCCTGATGGGTTCTTGAGCCGCGTCAGTTCGTCGAACACGATGGCGTCGAAATTCAACCGCTGCGCGGCCAGCCACTGCAAGTTGTCGTAGTTGGTCACGACCACCTGAGCGTCCGACGCCAGCGCTGCCAGTCGCTCACCGGGTGAGCCTATGGCAACAGCCAGCGTCAGACCGGGCGCCCACTTGGGCGCCTCGACCGGCCAGACGTCGGTGACGACGCGCTTAGGGGCCAGCACCAGCACTCGGCGCGCGGCACCGGTGGCTAGTGCGTGTTGGATGGCGGTGAGCGTCATGGCGGTCTTGCCGGCCCCTACAGGAGCCAGCACCATGCTGCGCGGTGTGTCGAGCAGGAAGGCAGCGCCTGCGGTTTGGTAGGGTCTTAGTTGCATGACAGATACGCCTCTATGAGCGCTTGCGCGACTTGCGGGACGATGGCGTTGCCGTAGGCGCGCAAGTGTGCCAGCCTGCCGGGATTCCCATCAACCAGCGGGCGAGGTTGGCGTTCAACTGCATCCCAGCCGCGCAGCCCTCCGGGTCGCGTTCCTTCGCTTGGTGCGTGAGCATTTTCTGCATGTTGCCGCGCAGACTGCCCGCCGCGTCCTCGTTCGCGTTGGGTGTCAGCCACGAACCAGAGTCGCTGCCGATTGTGCGGGGCACCGACGCCCGCAGCAGGCATACCGACCGCCCCGCAGGCGTAGTCTTCACTTTCCAAGTCAGCTTGAACAAGGTCGAGCCAGCCGTGGTTAACCGCTGCTTCAACCTGCTCTCCAAAGATGACTGAAGGGCGGCGCTGGCGGATGAGATTGAACCAGTCGGGCCAGAGGTGGCGTTCATCGGCGGTGCCGAGTCGGGCGCCGGCGCTAGAGAAAGGCTGGCAAGGGCAACTACCTGTCCAAACAGGTCGGTCATCGGGCCATCCGGCGAGTCTGAGGGCGTGACTCCAGACGCCGATTCCGGCAAAAAAATGGCATTGAACATATGGTCTAAGGTCTTCTGGCGCGACATCTTTAATGCTCCGTTCGTCCACAACGCCTGGCGCTATATGGCCAGCGGCAATTAAGTTCCTAAGCCATTGCGCGGCGAAGGGGTCTATTTCGTTGTAATAAGCAGCCACTGGTCCACATCCTCTTTGGTCCACAGGACGACGTAGTTTTGCCTTAGGCGCAGCATGTCTTCGCGGAACACCTTCTGGAGTTCCGACAGCCGGCCACCGGTTGTTTTGAGTTCCACGAACCACGTCTGGCCGGGCAGACAGACTACCCGGTCGGCGACGCCTCGGTGGGCGACGCTGGCGAACTTATACGCCATGCCGCCCTGCGCCTTGACGCGCTTCACTAGGTACTGCTCGATGACTTTCTCAAGCACGACGCTGCCCCCAGTCGTTGTAGTTGCCCTTCTGCGGGCTGTTCGCCCGGTGCAGCAGCCATTTGGTGCCGAGCAGGCGCAGGGCCTGCTGGCGTTTGGCTTCCATGTCTGGGTCGTCCCAGACGGGTGGGGTGTCGTTATTCATCTTCATGCTCCGCTAACTCCTCGGCCAGCTTGTCGGCCTTCAGCCGCAGTTCGTTCAGCCGCTTCTTCTTGCGCCTCAGTTCCTTCCGTTCCGCCTCGGTCAGTTCAGCGGGCGGCGCGTCGGGGCGCGGTGGCGCCACGACCGGCTGCGGGCCGTCCAGATTAAGACGGACCCGCCAGGCCCGCCTAAACATCCCCTTAGCTTCTAGGGCTTTCGCCTTTTGCATCGCCGCATGGAAATCCATTGGCGACACGAAGTAGTACTCAAAGCTCCGGTCGCCGACCGTTGGGCCGGCGTGCGGGTCGAGCTTGAGCCCAACCCCCTTGGTGTTGGGCTTGTGGTGTGCTGGCATCAGTAGCGCGCCTCTTCTCTTCTTTCGTGGAAGAAGTTGTGGTACCACGCCTCGCCGACGTGATGGTCGCCGGCCTCGTCAGCTCTGACCGCAGCAAGGTCGGCAACCATTTTGCCCAGCGCCGCGTAAGCGGCCAGTTTGGTCCGGTCATCCTTAGCGTCAAACACCGCCGCCAGCCGCGCGCTCAACAGAGCGCTTTCCAGATAGCTCATGTCGTCCAGCACATCGTCCGCGCACTCGCGAACGTACTGGGCGCGCCAGCCGTTGCGGGCGACCTCGCCCAGCTTTCCAAAACTATGCGGGCCGCTGACGCCGTATTCAGACGCCAAAAACTCTGCGAACTTCTTGGTCAATTCATCCATTGTCGTCGTCTCCAGTTGTTGTGACGCCCCCACTGTAGCAACATCACAAACATGTTGACAAGCCTCCCGCCGAAAAATTATTCTGCCGCCTCACCCACATAGAGGCATCATCATGCAGCACAGTTCAGTAGTCGGCGGGTCCACCGCCAAGCGCGTCATCAACTGCCCAGGCTCAGTTAAACTGGCGGCGCAGATGCCGCCCCAGCCCAGCAGCAAGTACGCGGATGAAGGCACGCTCCTTCACAATTGTATGGCTATGGTCATTGAGACCGGCTGCGACCCGATGTCGCTCATCGGCACTAAATATAACGACCTCAGCCTGACCGCTGAACTGGTCGAAGAGAAGGTG